TAAGTAGTAGGAATATTGTGTTATTTGTCATAAATAGAGGTAAGCCGGTGAATATGGATAAGCCTATATTACTAAGAATTACAATGAAGACCGGCGAAACTATCGCCGGCGCTCGGCTCCAATACCAGGCGCCGAAGATACCCGGCTTTCTGGCAATCGAGAGTCAGAGGGTGAAATATGCGACGATGTATATAGCGCTCGACAATATAGCGAGCTTTACGGTACTCAATGACGAAGCGAAGAATATACCGGCTTGCTTTCCAGAGTGAGCGGAAAGGGTGCTATGAGTATTTTAGATAGACTCTTTAAGAAGAACAGGGCACAGACGACGACAGAGCTCTTAAATGAGCCCGTGTACGGCTTTTCTAGCTACAGCGGCGACGCTTACAGTAACGACATATTCCGCGAAGCTGTAGACGCTATAGCCAGGAACGCCGGCAAGCTAAAAGGATCTCATGTTATCAGCTACGGCGGCGATAAGCGAGAGGCCGGCGACGCGAAGCTCAACAGGCTCTTACAAGTACGGCCTAACAAATACATGAGCGCGTACGATCTCCTCTATAAGCTCACGACGAGGCTCTTTCTCTATAATAATGCTTTCGCCTACTTGGATCGCGACGAGCGCGGCCGCGTTACTGCTATCTACCCGATAACGGCGGCTCACGTAGACATACTTACGGACTCAGCCGGCGGCCTCTTCTGTGGTTTCATGTTAAGAGATGGCCGAGAGGTAACTCTCCCTTACTCGGACATAATCCATTTAAGACGGTTTTTTAATGAGGCCGAGGTACTCGGAGACGATAACGGCGCTATCTCCTCTGGTATCGAGCTAGCTCAGACCCAGAACGACGGCATTAAAAACGCTATCCGAGCCGGTGCTTCGATACGAGGGATATTAAGTTTCACTCAGATTATGAGCCCGAGCAAGCTTAAGGAAGAGAAGGACGCTTTCGTTAAGGATTATCTCGAGCTCGGTAATGAGGGCGGCGTAATTGCTACCGACCAGAAAATGAATTATCAGCCTATCGACCATAAGCCGGTAATTCTAGACGCCGAGCAATCAAGAGAGATTAAGACGAAGATCTATAACTACCTTGGATTAACTGAGCGTATCGTAAATAGCTCTTACTCTGAAGACGAATACGCGGCATTTTATGAGAGCACTCTCGAACCGATAGCTATAGCGCTCTCACAGGAATTTACAGCGAAGGTGTTTAACGACCGAGAGCAAGCTTATGGCAATAGCATTTTATTCGAGAGCGGCCGGCTCCAGTTTACGAGCAATAAGACGAAAGTCGACTTGATCGCTCAGCTAGCGCCGTACGGACTGCTTACAATTAACCAGGCGCTCGAGATCCTTAATTTACCTAGCGTATCGGATGGAGACAAACGGCTCCAGGCTCTTAATATTATCGACCAGAGCATAGCGACCGAGTACCAACTTGGAAAGAAGCCAGATAACCGGCTTAAAGGTAAAGACAATGAAGATTAACAAGGGCTTTGAGAACTACGTCGAGTATGTTCTCGATGAGTATTTGAAAGAGGACGAGGAAGATAAAAACCGCTTTTTTAAGATGTCATTAGTATATGCGCTTAGTCGGATCGCGCATGAATTGACGAATATAGCCGACGCTCTCGATGATTTAAGGGATTCACACAGCGGCTATTAAGCGAGGTGCTTATGAAGGAAGTAAGAGTTACGGAAATTCGAGCAAATGAACCGGCGGCAGACGGTGGAGCTCTTATTTTGAGTGGGCGACCGGTGGTATACGGTACGCCGACTCGTATAAACGATATAAGCGGTAGCTATATCGAAATTATCGAACGTGGAGCGCTCGACGGTGCCGATCTTCACGACGTACGGCTCTTAGTAGGACATGACGCGAGTAAAATACCGCTCGCTCGGACTCCGAAAACAATGAGCTTACAAGTCGATGCGGAAGGGCTCACGATCAGAGCGACCCTACCGGATACCGAAGCCGGTAAAGCTGCTTATGAAGCTGTAAGGCGTGGAGATCTTCGAGGCATGAGCTACGCTTTCACAGTACCAGAGGGCGGCGACAGCTACGACCCGAAGACGAACACTCGAACAATTAAGAAGATCGCTAAAGTGCTCGAGTGCAGTTTAACGGCTTTCCCGGCTTATGAGTCTACTACGGTCTCGGTAGAGAGTAGAGACGCGCGGCTCTCCCTCTGTGGTCTCATGGAGAGGCGGAACGCCGCAAAGATCCTTATTAACCAGATTATGAAAGAGAGGGTATGAATATGAAGAACCAAGGCGGCGCTAAGTATACCTTCGCTTTCGCGGCTGATGTGCAGAAGCTAGCCGACGAGAAGCATATAAAAGTACTCTCTTTCAGAAGCAAAGAAGGCAAGAGCTCAAAAGGGAGCTATGATATACTCTCCGTTGATTTTCTGGTACCGAGACCGGACAGGGATAAACGAAAGAGCTTAGAAGACACAATGACAGAGCTTTACGAAAAGCTCGAGGATGAGGAGACAACGCATGAAATTTAATACAGTAGCGGAAGCTTTTAATTATTATCGTACACAGAGTATCGAGGATATGCAGACCAGAGCGGCCGAGATCGGGAAAGAGATCGACAGCAACGCCGAGGCCGACGTAGAGGCTCTCAATATCGAGCTTCGAGGCATCAAAGAGGCTAAAGAGAACGTCGAGACCAGGAGTGAAGTAAAGCGTACTCTCTCACTCTTTGAGGGCTCAGACATGAGACCACAGAGGGGATCTTTCGACGCCGAGACCGTACTCGACTCCGAAGAGTACCGGACAGCATTTTTCAAGACCATGCTCGGCCAGAGGCTCAGCGACGTAGAGCAGAGAGCTTTTAACCTGGCAATCGAGACCAGAACCGACGCTTACAATACCGCGAGCAATTCGGCGGCCGTACTGCCGACTCACACTTTCAACGAAATCATTAAGAAAGCCCGTACGATGGGCGGCCTTCTCGGAGAGTGCCGAGCGTTCAATATGCCTACAAAGATCTCTATTCCGATCGGAACGCCGAGCACTAAAGCGGCATGGCATACCGAAGCGGCGGCCGTGGACTCGGAGAACGTCACAGTAGCGGCGGTATCCTTCGACGGCTACGAGATTATGAAAGTATTCTCTATCAGCGAGAAAGCTCGCAAGATGTCCGTGAACGCTTTCGAGAGCTATCTCGTAGAGGAGCTCAGAGCTTGTGTTATGGAGACGCTCGCGGATGCTATCGTAAATGGCACAGGATCTTCACAGGGTACCGGACTCGAAGCCGGTATTACCTGGGCGACTACCGGAACGGGAAAGAACCATGTACAGATCGCGGCTAACGGCTCCTTCACTTATGCAAAAGTCGTCGAGTTTGTCGCTCTCCTTAAGAGGGGATATGCGGCCGGCGCTAAGATGGCCATGAACAACGCGACGCTTTACAACGTCTTCTATTCTATCCTGGACACAGCAAACCGGCCTATTTTCATCGCAGATCCGAAAGATGAAAGTATCGGTAAGGTGCTCGGTTTCCCGGTAGTGATCGACGATAATATCGCAGATAATACGGTATACCTTGGAAACTTCCGTAAGTTTTTCGGCTACAATCTCCCGGAAGGTATTACGGTAGAGTCTTCGAGAGAGTCGAGCTTTAAGAAGGGAGTCGTAGACTATCGCGCTATGGCTATCGCCGATTGTAAGCCGCTCGTCGCTGAAGCTTTCGTTAAGCTGAGCAAGGCGGCCTCTAACTAACTTAGTGTACGATCGCTCGTACAAAGCGCCATATAATACCACCAGGGAAGGGCTCGAGACGCCGCTAGAGGGCTCTCGGGCTCTTTTCTGTAGAAAGATAGAGAGGTGTCAGCATGACATTGAACGAAGCTTGTAACGTCTTACACGTAGACGAGGGAGATAACGACGAGCTTATAGGTGCTCTTATTGAAGCTCTACCGGATTATATCGAGACGACGACCGGCTTAACACGCACAGCACAGGCCGAGGAGCCGCTCGTAAAAGCCTTAGAAGGATTCTTAATCACTCTCTGGTACTACGCGGATCACTCCGACGATAGAAGCCTTACGCGCACGATTAACGCATTAACTAAGGCTATCACGATCAGAGCCCGAGACCATGCCGAGTAAGTACGGCCGAGAGCTCAGCGCTTTCTACTGGTCTAAGGCATGGAAAAGGGTGTCTACGGCTTACATGAGCTCTAAGAGTTATATCTGCGAGCGTTGCGGCGCGCCGGCTCAGATATGCCACCACAGGCAATGGCTTAACGGGGTAAACGTACACGATCCGACCGTAGCGCTCAGCTTCGATAATCTCGAGGCTCTATGTCAAGATTGCCATTGTAAAGAGCATGGTCTACAGCATAACGTAACGATCTTCGACGAGGCCGGCAACGTCGAGGCCGTGAAGGAAAGCGCCGGTACAAAAGAATTTGAGACCCAGAGAGCCCAGATAGACGACTTAATAGCAGACGCTCGGCGGCTCCTCTGTGGTTTCAAGTGAGAGAGGTAAAGGTATATGGGTAGAACGTCCTATAAGAAAATTCTGGCAAAGATACCGGAAGATAAGAGGCTTATCGGAGAGAAGCTTATAACCGAGCTCGGCTTTATGGAAAAGACCCTCGGCCGGCTCAGAGCCCAGATAGAGGAGAGCGGCGAAGTCGAACACTTCGAGCAAGGTAAACAGGATTTCTTGCGCGAGTCGCCGGCGCTCAAAGCATATAATACGACGGTACAGCGGTACAGCGTGATGTACAGACAGCTTACGGACTTAATGAGCAAGAGTGCCGAAGCTGAGAGG